CCATTCAGACCATCGATTTCGTCGAAGATGTAGTTCTCACCGACAGCATCCAGCTCCGCGCTAAGATCCATAAACAGGCGACCATTGCCAAAGTCTACCCACGAGGGATCTGAGGTAGCATTGACCATTGAGCGCCAACCGTAGTTTCTGATTCCACCGAACATACGTCTGACTACGTTGCAGGATGAGCTATTCAGTGTCGTTCTCTGCGAATCATTCCAATCAGGCTGAGACAGGTCAGTACAGTAAACCGCCTGACCATTGGTTCCAGCGGCAGGTGCGTTAGTGCCCAAACTTGGATCATTCCTGCCGAGCAAGCCAGCAACGAGAGCCGAGGGAGGCACTGTCCTAACTGTACCCACCGTCACACCTGGGATTACCACCCAAGGACAGAATGCTGCGGAGAACCGAGAAGTGATACCAGAGATTGCAGCTTGCAGCGTAGCTACAGTTCCAGAGTTAGGCAGGTCGAGTATCGCTACGCGATTGTTCGCGGCAGCGTGTGCAGTTAGCTGGTTGTATGCGACGTTCGTGATACGACCGGGCTGAGAAACCTGACCAGGCCCGAACGAACCTGAACAAGCATCCAGAGCCGCTTGCCACTGAGCATCAACGATGTTGTTCCTATCATCGTTACCTGCACTCAAGGCAGCTAGTGCGGCAACGACGGGGATGTTGGCAGATGCTCCAAGTGTGATCCTTACGTATTGACTGTATTGACTCCATGCAACCGCTGAACCCTGGTCAAGTAGATCACCAGTCTGTTCCAGAATGACGTTGTTGATATCGGAAATCTGGATCTGATACGAGGATGGCGCTACACCAGCAACCACACCAACCTTGTAGTTTGCAGACCATGCACCAGGCCCGATCGCATTGACATTCAACGAGACAGCGGCAGCTCCATCCAGCAGGGTCTTTGTACCTACTGAGGCAGCTGGGCCAACAACGCGACTGATGTAGACCCTCGCACCACCTTCACGGAAGAAAGTCTCGACAGCATCGTAGAGCACACTGTATGACTGACGTGCTCCGAACGATGTGTTGAACTGGTCAAGACTCAGAATCAGTGTAGGTGTGTTAGCAGGGCCTCTGTCAGACAATCCTAGAGCGAACCAAGTACCAGTATCCAGCGGTACGGATACAGGACTCGGAATCTCTAGGATACTAACAGCTACTCCTGGTCTACTCGTCATCTATTTCCCTCCTTTCCTTCTTTATTTCTTACTCGTGGCGGGGGCTTTGACTTGTGTTTTCGCCTCGGAGGCTGCTGTATCTGCATCTGCAACTGCTACCGCCTCATCCTGTGCTGCTGTTTCAGCGAGAGCCGCCTCACTTTGCTCTACTGCTGGGCCTGGTTGATAGCCAGGAGCTTCGATCAGCAAGCCTTCATCGAAGTACTCCTGAGCTAGTGGAGTTTGCTCACTGAGACTAAGCTCCACGTAATCACCAGGCCCAGCAAACAGAACTTCATCATTCGGCCCTTCAAACTGTTGTGCATAGTCACCAGTCCATTTGTAGACAGCCATTATGGATTCACCTCCTCACTCAACTTGACTAGATCCTTTTCGATGATAACAGTGTTGGCGTTGTAAACAGGAGGAGGCACCAGAATCGGAGTATCTGGGCCACCACGCCTATTCACGATGTCTTGCACATCAATCAAGAACGAGATAGCCGCAGCCTTGAAAAGCATGAGCTGATTTGACAGAGGTAGATCATCGTAGCGCTCATCGACCCATGTGATTTCGCACACTGAGATAGACGAGTCCAGCTCTTGATTCTGACACAAGATTCCTCTGACAGCAGCTCCATATGCTTTCACCATTCTGTTGCTAGTTTCCTCATCTTTCGCTCCAGTAGCTACACCTACTCCAAGTCTCCAAAGCCCCCTGTATACTCCCGCTCCCGTTTTTACTGGAGCCTGTGCGAGTCCTTCGGAAATCACAACTACCTTCGGTAGCTGCTCACCTTCGAGAACATCGAAACTGTTGCGATTGATGTAGTTCTGCGGAGCAGGCAACATGTTCTGACGCATACCGACTTGTCTTTCTTCTTCGGCCAGATATGTCGGAAACCAGTATCTCAGTGTAGCCATCACGGCATCCTCAATCTGCGCCGCAGACAACATTCTGCCAAAGACCGGACTGATTGCCACACTACTCAATTATTCAGCCTCGGGCTTGACCGGCGTGTCGAATGGTAGCATCAGATGCTCAGCAATCCACGCATTCCATCTATCCGCGTCACTTTGCAGAACTTTCAGAAATGGCCTAGCTGGGATTCTCCTCGAAGTTGATCCATTCTGGTGAACATAGGCATATGGGCGCCTTGTGCCAAACTGGAAACCCTGCCTGCTATACGTGACTCGTTGCCACGGAGCCCCTCTAACCGTGACACTTTTGACCAGCGTATCAAACTTGCCCTGTGCGTTGAACCTACTGTACTTCGGACTTGCTCCTGCCGTGTAGAGGATCTTTGAATTGCCCTTCTTCTCCTTAGTTCCCTGTGTCAGTCCAGCGTAAGACCCTCCACCACGTCTACCACCCGAGCCGATCTGCGTTGCATTGATTCTCAAGATGCCATAGGCGGGATCATAGATTATCCTGGCAAACACCGCATCCAGAGTTTGTACGGATCTTGCGCTGGCATCCATTCGATCGGCTACGATGCGAGCCGTGCCATGGTCGGTAACGTAAAATTCAAAGGGCGGCATAATTGTGTCAGCCTACCTAGAACTTCTGGCTCATGGTGAATGCACGATCCGTTGCGTCTATCGGGAAGTAATCCAGATCCGACATTTCATCGGGATTCTCTTGACCAGCGACGGGCAATCCGGTACCAGGATCCAGCACAGGAATGCTGCCATCGAGGATTCCATTGAGAAGCCCCATTGCCTCGTTATACAACCTCTGTGCGAAGTTGTTGTCTTCGAGCATGATCGACGTTCGCATCGCATAGTTGAAATACACTTGCGACGCGATAAACATGGAGGCAATCTCTCTGATGATATCAGGCGTCTTATCGGGACTAGCCCAAGTTGCCAGAACACTCTGACTCATCGTGCGAGAGAGATACCCCTTGACCACGCGGGACACACTCACTTGAACTAGCTGAGTGTTGTTTGCGTCTGCCTCTAATACCTCCTGGTCGAAGTGGGCATTCACATCATCGAGAGTAGCCAGAATCTCGATAGGCCCTGAATTGAAGACAGGCTCGGTTATCTGCGTGTCACCAGTAGCATCCAGGAACGTGATACGATACCAACCTTGACCAGCAGGCAGCGTAGCCTTCTCAGTCGTAAACGACACAGGATCAGGATGCGCGGGATTCATCGTGGAATCGAGAGCCTTAGTTTCAATGATAGTCCACGGGCCACTAAAACTAGCGCCTTCCTCGATCCGTAGCTGCGTCCACTGAGTATTGTCAAACCTCGGAGGCAGCTCGTACTTAGAGAATGTAACTACGACAGCCATTAGTTCCCTATCACCTTGATGATCCTCCCAGCGCTACCAGAGAGTACTCTGCCAGTCCTGAGTGAAGTTGGTTGGATTGGAGTCACCACAACTTGTGGTTGCGGCTGTGGTGACCCTAACCCCTGAGCATTCACAGCGACCTACGACTTCGCAGTTGAAGATGTGGTTTTGGGAGCTGGTGTGGTTTCTGCTGCCTCTTCTTCAGGCAACTGACCAGATGATTGCAGTTCCTTCATCTCATCTCCAGACAACAGACCTTCAGCGGCTTTCTGGAGCTGGTCAATGTAGTACTTGTTGGGAGAGTCTGTGTACGAGCCCTCAATCAGAGCCTTGGGATAAGGCTGCTCACGTACTGCTCCCTCAGCAACCAAATTATCCCATTCCTCGTCTTCGATGTCAAGATCCGATTGAGAGACTTCGTCACCAGGCTTGATTCGCTTGGTGAACATACGCCTTTCGTCATCCCAATCAGCTTGGAAATTCGACCACGCTACCATGGACATTTATGTCACCCCCTTATCACCAAGCAGTAGCACTGAAAGCAGTTTTTATGAGGTAACCCGCAGAGCTGGACACGATCTTGAGGTCGTACTTGAAGTTACTGCGAACGAGGTCAGCCTTGCGAGACTCCTCACGCCACCGCTCAGTCGGACGAGTAGTACCATCCGGGTAAATCTGAGCGAACGTCTTACCGAACGTCATCGTGTTCTGACCAGGCACCGGATCCACAATACCGATCCACACATCCTTACCCCAGAACGGAGTCATAGACACGGTGGCATCGATGTTGTTGGATGCGTTGTAGACGGAATCCAGAAGAATGACCTGACCATCGAAACCAGTCAAAGTCTTGAAAGCATCCGGAATCGTCAGGCTGAAGTTCTTGAAGCGATCAACTACGCGAGGATGGTTCTCGATGTACGTGAGTCCAAGCGTAGGAATGGCAAGCGTGTTGGGCCAACGGAACGTCGCGGCATAGACAGCACGCATAGCTGCCAAGATGTTGGCAACAGGATCAGATGTAACATACGGGTATGTACCGCCCGTATAGTTGTCCCACTGTGAGGTACCGCTGAGTGTAGTTGTGTTGTTGACTGGATAGTTCGCGGTATTCCTCACCAGCGTTTGAACCTTGTTCTCGTGATTGAGGAAGATCGACCTAACAGCCTTGGCTACTGCGTCATTCTCCGGATCCAGCTGTAGATCACCACCGAATACGGGGTTTGCCAGACCACCGAGAGATGTGAGCTGTTGTCTTTCTTCGTCGAAGATAGGCACTTGAAGTGAATGCTCGCGAGTCACGAAGTTATCCTGCGACCACTTCCCACCCACGACTTCGTGAGCAACTGCACCGGGCTCACGCCTATCTTCCGAGAGGAGCCAGTCGCTTCTATCGTAGACACGATAGTTACCAGACTGAGTCCTAACAGGAGTCTCAGGCATGAGACGGAGTCCGTAGTAATTCTGAACCATCGGGAGACTCACCGACAGATTACTCAGAATCGGGTCGATGTATAGACCACTAGGATCGTACATTCTTTTGTGTCACCCCCTCTCTATGCGAGCGTGCCGTAGGGATTGATGAGAAGCGAGATGCGATCACCAGCATTGACGGCTGCATTACCAACACATTTACCGACAATGCGCTTACCTGATGCGCCTACATAGGCACTGACTTGGCCAGTTGTTTCGAGAGTCACGAGAGAACCTACGGCAATTGCACCATTAGCGACAGCCTCGGTTACACCGTGAACACGTACAGATGCGCCCTTACCGCGAGCAAGCTCCTGAGTGGTTACACCGAATTGTGCGAACCCTGCGAGTACATCAGTAATCGCAGTAACTGGAGTTACTTGCTCTGCGGCAGAATACTTGACAGCATAGAATTTGGTGAGCGTCTGTGCAGGCGCTACATCCATACCGATGTCAAGTAGGAAGTTTCCCCATGCCATTTATTTATCACCTCTTTTCTGTCACGCAGGCGACGCCATGCGGTAGGCAGCAGCGATATCAGGATACTTCTCGGCAGCCTCGGTAACGGCTTGTGCATACGTGTAGGTGCCAGCGGCCATTTCATCTGCATGAGACTTCTGAATCTCAGTCACTTTCTCAGCGAACAACCTGCGTGCTGAGCTGAGTCCAGCGATGTTCCGAGTGTCGATTTCATGAACCTCAGCAGTCAATGAGCTACCATTCTCGCCATACTGCACGATTCCGCCATTCATGATTGCCTGAATGACTTCCTCGTAATCAGCGATGGTAGCATTACCTTCACTGAACTTCATGTGGACTTCCTGGATCTTATCCAGAGCAAGTGCGCTTAGTCCACCGTTGGTATGAAGCATTCTTTCACCCTCGGCGCGATGCACAGTCTTGACACTCTCGCTGAATGCGTGAGCACGTGTCTTACGATCGCGCTCTAGCATGCTTTGATGCTCACGCCACACATGCGGGAACTGCTCAGCGAACTGCTTCTCCTCACCAGTCACACTGACTGCATCCTTGAGAGCCTTGTGCTCAGAGAACACAGTCGTGATTCTGCCCTTGAGCTTGTTACCAAACTCTTCCTCGGTTTCTCCGTTAAGAACCATACCGAGGATTGCAGCGATTTCCTCCTCAAACGTAGGCAAGTTATTTCCACCTCCTTTGTTACTCTTGATTTCACTTAGTCCGACCTTCTGGTTTGGTTGTGGTGCCCCCGGATCTGTTAGTTTCAGTGGTAGTGGATCACGTCTCCAACCACCGCCGATAGCTGGATTTTCTGTAGGATCTGTAGAAACGCGCGGTACATACTGACCAGTACCGGGATCGGGTTGTGGATCCTCTGGCTGCGAATATATAGGGGATGGGCCAGTACCGGGCTCGGAACGTTCGACGGCATGTTCACTGAGCGTTACCTCGAAGCCATCCTGAACGAGCAGATCATATGCGTCTCTGATTGCCGTGCCAGATTGCTCGCTCGCGGCTTTTTGACTACCACCAAGCAGCTTGCGTGCCTTGGCTTGCAAACTCGCCATCATGCTAGAAGAAATGCCCTTCATTTGTGGGATGCGAGCAATCGCGTTGCGCAAGTGAGGCAGATCAATCTTCCCCGAGGCATCCTTGTACGGTAGATGACGCTTGGATTTATCAGTGGCAGAACCAGGCTCGACATACAAGAAAGCTGAGTCCGGCAGACTATTCACGTACTTGGTAGTCCACACAGCGAAAGCTTTCTGAGTATCTTCGTCTAGCTCGTTCCACAGTTCCTCGGAGAAGTTGATCGGCATGGTACGCTTGGCCACTGGACGATTTGTGAGTCCACCGCCAATAATGACATCAGGCACCAGCTCGCCAGTATCATTGACTGTGTACTCATCGTCCCATTCAAGTGACCAGTACTTCCACTTGCCCTCACCGATTTCTTTCTTCGCATCATCGGTAAACGCGACTTTAGCCCACAAGCTCTGCTGTGCGGGATCATCGGAGCTAGGTCTAATCTCGAATTCCTTGTACCAGCCGGATGCCTGTAATCCCTTAGACTGGTCAGCCCCGTGCTCGAAGTCAGTCGCGACATCCTGACCACGTATCCGTGAATTGAAGTTGCGGATCATGCGCTCCAACTTATCCACAGAGACAGGCACTTCTCCGTATTGTGGGGTCGTATAGATACGCGCCGGCAACGCCTCAATCCACAGCTCGTTCCCCACACCAGTATCGGCTGTGTCAGCGTTAGTTTGCGGTGGTATCTGTATCGGTGCTAGAGCTGTCTCCAACATAATCTAAGATGGTCACCTCCTTCCCTGATAAGTTTCTGATAACTGCCACTCTTAGCATGACAGTTGCCAGAGTCTTACAATTCTCGACCAACGCATACTTCTCCGATTCAGTTAGGTCGATTACGCAGTATAGTTCGTTGTCACGGACGTAGTAACTACCGACTTGTACGCTAGTAAAATTAGCCTGGTGCGTTGGGTGGCTTACCGACATTACCAGTCCCCGTGGTAATCTTCACGTTACCCTTCTGTGTACCACCATTACCGCCAGTACCCTGCGCTGGAGCTGTACCTGCTCCTGCTCCATTAGTCGCTTGTGACGGGGTTGTGCCCTGAGCCGTGCCTTGGAGTAGGATATTCTCACGAGCTGGGACACGCTGACCAGGAGCGTCAGGCTGCTTCTTAGGCATATCAAAGACACGCCTGATCCAATCCTCAGTAGGCGTATCCATTGTGATGGCCTCTTGCGCCACAAGATTGGCTAGCGCAGATCCCAACATTTGTAGGTCACGTGTCTCACCGATGTTCCTGACACGCAACTTGGGGAAGTTCTTCGTCGGGTAGTTCCAGACCACTAGTTCTGGAATCAGATACATGTT